CTTTTACCACACCACTGTAAAAGAATTCTGTAATCCCATTTTCCATAGTCTAGAAAACACCCCTGAAAACCGGACAAAACCGGACAGCTTAGAAAGTGGTCCGGATGCCCCATCCCCGACCCGGACAGCCCGGCCCGAATTTACCTCGTTTGAACCAGATTCTGGCGATCTTCCCGACAATAACTCAAACCATCGCGAAATACCCTACCTCGTAATAAGTAGAGACATGGTCAGATTTGCTCCCAATTCAATGATTCACCCAGTTCGCCCAGCTACTCCACTACCCAGGTTGGCGTGCCTGAGAGCATCACGCAGCGCACTGGCGTGTCGTAACCCCCGCCACCGCCCACGGCTACCCCAGGGGAACTCATTGGCTCGGTGCTGTCAGTTATAAATCGGCGGGTCCCAGGGACCACCTGCGTTGCGCTCCAAGTGCTGGCTGTGCAAGTTGGCAGGGCGGCGAATAACATAGGTTGATCGAACATGCCACCCATCGGATCGATACCCGAAGTGACTGACCCAGTTTGAATATCTTTGTTGGTGACTAAAGGCGTGGACTGAGGAGCCCCGCCTCCAGGGATCAAGGCGACCGCAAAGTTATTAGTGCTGGTGGCATCGCTAGATGTCATGCTGGCATTCTGGGTATATGTACCGGCGATTGCTTCCGGCGTGTAAGCAGCCCACGGCCACCTGCCATAACCAGAACTCCATGCCAATCCGCTGGGACTGCTCGGAGTGATCATAGAGCCGTGTGCGTTGGCAAGGCCGTACACGATCATCCCATTCGCTGCGGTGGTCGTAACCGGACCAAGCGGCTGCGGAGGGGAACCTACAGTGTTTGTGGCGGAATAGTAGATGGCCCCTGAAACAGTCGAAGATGTGAACTCCCCGAAACTGAATTGCCATTCACTTCCACCCGTCGTAACGGCTGTGATCGTATCCGCGCCGCCCACCACGTTGGTGGCCACAAGCAAAGTTCCGCGTCCTCCATCGTATTGAAGCTGAGTGAACGTGTTGCCCTGAGTATCAGTGAAAGTGCAGGTACTGGTGGTGTCAACGTAGCAGCCCAAAATGAGCGTGTCTCCAACGCTAATCGTAGTTGTCAGCGAAGCCGAAGAACCGTCGTTAGCGACGCTTTGAACAAAGGCGACGGGGCTGCCAGCGGATGTGGTGCCTTCGATGGTTACTGCCGGTGTGGAAATGGAGGTTGGACGAAGAGTTTGCGTGCCGAAGAAAGCATTTGAGCCAAGCCCTGCTACCCCCACTCCGCTCTGCTCCAGCGCTCCGATCACATTAGTCACGCCGCTGTATGGGGTGATTACCACATCCCCACCGGCATCCGCCGCCACAGTGGACTTGCGAAGCATCCCGCCTGAATCGTAGTTATCCAGTGTAATTGGCATGGAAGGTTCGCTATCCGCCGTAACCGTCGGCCCGGCATCTAGGCATGTAGTAGCTGAGCTACCTTCGCATTCAAAATCAGTCGTCCAATGAACGCCTGGAATACCCCCTAAAGGTTCCACAAGAACAGCGGTTGAAGGGGCTGAAGGTTGTGCTGCCCAAGAACCTTGCACTGTAATTCCATATGCTTGATCCCCGGTATTCCGTGCGTTAGTGTCGAATTCTGCCGCTCGAATGGTGCCTGGAGTCCCTGAGTTTGTACCAGCAAGAAAGTTGCCGCCCCAAGCGTTCATGCTATTTCCTGTTACCCTGCCTTGACCGTAAACACCTACGCAAGCCGACGGAATCTCTCCGCCGTCGTTGGAAATGTCGCATAAGCCCATAACTCCAAATCCCCCACTGATGTTACCTGAGTTGTTCATGGTCATAAGTCCGACAATAGGAGATACAAAGTTCCATCCGCCAGACAATCCTCCTTGTTCGGAGCGAAACTCTGTCTGGGCATCTCCGCCGTTGATGCTGCTGTAGATATAGGGTACCGACGATGTCTCATTCAGTGGGTCGGTCGCCGCGCTAGAGAGCATGCCTGCGCCTGGTGTGGAGAGACCAGCCGCTCCGCCCACTGTCGTACCCGTCCCGCTGTAGTAGGCCATGGCGTTGGCCGTGGCAGTGCTCACGGTTCCTGAGCCGCCACCGCTTGCGCCCACGGCGTGCCAGGTCCAGGTGCCGCTCACCGGGAAGCACTGATACAAAACGCTGGCCGCCGTGTCGGTATAAAACACGCCGTTGTACGCTGTCGCCGAGCATGAGAGAGACGGCGCTCCCGACCCCCTGATCCATTGCGCGGAGCTTACTCCAAGGTTCTGCGCCCCCGCGAATCCCAGCGTCGAAAGCAAAGCCAAAAGCACAATTATGCGTCGCATCAGTATCCCTCCAGTGTGATCACGCCCGAGCTGGGCGCGCCGCTGATTGTTACCGCCGTTGTGGATAGAGCCGTCAGTGTTGCGCCCGAGGCCGATGCACCGATGAAGTAATCGGGTGTTTCGGTGAAGGCGGCCGGGAACGTGTAGCTCGCTGTTCCATTCAGCAATTCGAGGAGCACAATCACCTTCTTGTAATAGGCGCCTTCAAAAGGCTGCGAAAAGACTGCATTCCCCGATGTGGATCCGCCCACGGTTGTCTGGGCCGACCCGCTCGATCCGCCGCTGCCGCCCGCGCCCTGAAGCTGGAAATTCGCTCCGTCGTACACGACAGTGACGATCTGCCCAGCAGCGATCTCGCCGCCCGTGAGCGCGGCGGTGCCATTCTTCTTGATCGGATAAGCCGTAGCCGCCACGTTGAGCGTCGATGCGCCAGTGTTGGCGTTGAGTGCCTTCAGCGCCAGCATTGTTCCGGCCACCGGAGGCTGCACGGTATAGAGCGGCCACACGTAAGCGTTCGCCGCGCCAGTGTCCACAGCGAACGGGACGCCCGCTCTCTGTGGGTTGAGCAACTGGTAGCCAGCTTCGCTATAAACCATAAAGGCCAGCGAGTTGGCCACGAGATCGCCCGCATCGAGCGGCGTGTTGTAGCCCTTGCAGATGTTGAGCGTCGCGGTCTCCAGCGCGCCCCCTATCCCGAAAGGCCCCTCACCGTTTGAGAGCAGCGTCGATGGCCCAGTGTTGGTGTGAGCTGTGAGCATTACAACCAACATGCCGACAGTCAGCTCGTAAAGAGTGCCGTTGCCCGGATTGAGCGTAAGTTCGTATGCATTCGCCACACCCGTGTCGACGCCATAGTTCCAAAAGTTTTGTTGGATATGAGGCGCGGACGGCCACGGTGCGTATGTCTCCCAAGCAGCGCCATTATCCTGATAAACAACTTGCAGATCGGTGGCGACGTAGATCCGGCCCGGCATCCCGTCCGCGCCGCCGGTTGTGGGGCAGTCCGCGTTGGGGCCGAAGCTGATCATCGAACTGAAAGAAATAAGCATCGAGTCTCCTAAGCCACGTCGATCTGGTCGCCGTCCACAGTCACCGGTGTATCACCCACGACGATGATGTTCTCCGGGTCGTAAACAGTTCCCCAAACGGTCACTGTCGCCGAGCCTGACGCCGTTGGGTCCGCAACGCTGGTAGCCGTGATCTCATGCGTGCCAGCGGTGTCCGGAGCGTTATAGTTTCCCGTCGCGTCTACAGTGCCCACGGTGATGTTGCCGCCCATATTGCCGTCCACGCTCCAGCTCACATTCGGGTTGGCGTTATTCAGCACGGCCGCATCGAACTGCACCTGCGCCCCAGCGGCTACGCTTTGTGTCGGCGGCGTTACCTGCACAATCGTGCCCACGCTCAAGCCTGTCGTGCAATAGAGCGCGAACACATCCGCCGCGCCTGGCCAGATTATCGATCCGGTGTTATTGCCGAAGTCGATATGCACAACGTTGTCGGCGTCCAGGTAGCTATCCTTCACTCCTGTAGCCGGCGTCCCATTGTCGGCGTAGTCCCAGCCGCTGGTGCCAACCATCGCCTCCAGTGTGGATCCATCGCCAGCGGATTCGGGCAGCGTAAGTGTCGCGCCGTTTGCCACGCCCAGCGCGCAACCCACGCCGAACACCTGGCCGTTGGTCAGCGTGCATTGCATCCAGTTGCCGCCGCTCAGCGTTTCTGTGGTGATGGAGCCCATGTTGTTTTTCCACGCGAACACCAGAACCGCCGCATTGCCGTGCCACACGTTGCCTGAGCCGTCCTTATAGTTGCAATGCACCGCCTGCACATCGTCCACATAAGCGCCAACCCAGTGCGCCTGATTGCCGGTGGGCACGCTCGCATCGTGCGGATAAGCCACCATGAAGGACTTCGCGGCCGTATAGCCGGCGGGCAGCTCCACCGTAAAGCTGCCATCGCCGGCCACCACTCCCATGCCCCACACAATCTCTTCGCCGCCCAGCAGCGTAAGCGGCAGCCAGGTCAACCCATCCGCCACGTTGGTTACATCCGCGCTCAGCCAGGTCAGGCACGCATAGTTCACATCGCCGTTCCACAGGTGGCCTTCGCCGTCTTCATACTGCAATGTCAACAGCAGCGATGCGCTCACACTGCACTGCGCAACGATATGCATGATGTTGTCGTTGAACAGATAGCCCGCCGGGCCTGCCCATGCCAGCACGTTGGCCGTTGGAAAGCCTGTGGACGGAAGCTGGAAGGGCGAGCCGCTTGCGCCCAGGCCAGTGAAGAAAGCCCAGGTGCCACCGCTGGCCAGCGGAATGGAAGTGAAGTTGCTGTTGTTGCCCGGATCGCTGCCCGGCACTTCCGGGTCGCCGTTCTGCGTTGGGTCGCTTGTGTCATACATGATGGCCGGGTTATATGGCCCAAGCACAAACCCTATCTCGCCGCTGCTTTCGCTCGGCTTCAGCGCGATCGCGCCGCCGCTGCCAGTGGCCTGGCAAGTGGGAGGAACTTTCTCCAGCCCATCCAAAACTTCGTACTCACCCGCATATTGAAAATTGGCCGTGGTGTCGATGGTGACGTGGTCGCCGCATTCCACAGCCGCGGCAAGGTTCCCGTAGGCGTCGTTCGCAAAAAAGGATGTCTTCAGCTTTACCACCGGCGGCGTTACATAGGGCGCGGACGGAACCAGCGCGCCGCCTGCGTTGACCACATCGACGCCGAGCAGCCGATCTCGCTCGTATGCCGTGATGCGGGCCACCTGATCCCAGGTGGACGTGGCGTAATCCAGCGTCTCCTTTACCTTGTCGCGCTGGCGCGGCAACCCAACTCCAACAGCTCCCCGAGCATACTGGTTCGCTTTGTGATCGAAGATCGGCGTGCGTTTTTTGAATCGCGAATAGAGCAGGCCGATGCTGCCCACCGCGCCAACCGTGTAGGGATAGTTCTCACCCTTGCTCACCAACGTGAATGTCGATGGATCGACCTCTTCCGGAGTGCCAGGGTTCTCTACGTCCGGCACTGTGTTCACCTGCCACACGCCGTCGTAGGGCGTGCCGGTAGCGCCCATCTGGATCCAATCGCCGGGCACAAAGGGATGCGGCTCCTGAGTGGCCACGTTAGGCCAAACAATGGATGCTACCTGCGAACATGCTGGCACAAGCAAATCGAGAAAGCGCCCCAGATAAGAGTTCGCGCCCGTGTGCAGCTTCTGATCGTCCGCATCCCACGATCCGGGCAGTATATTCGCGCGGCTGAATGTGAACACGCTCGACCTCGGCATGTCGCATTTCATGCCGATCTTGCCGGCGTATTCCGTGCCGAAGCTGCGGCAGCATCGCAGTATCTGCTCGTCGATAGCCTGCAGCGTTGTCTGCTGCGCAAAGCTGTAACTACCTTCGAATCGCCTGCGCCCGTTGGCTAGAAACTCATCGAAATACTGCGCGGCAGCGTAGATCGATCCCCAATCGAAGGCGTTCACCGCGGCGGTGGGCAGCGGATCGGGGCCAGCAACAAAGTCGATGCCCCAATCCGGGAACACCTTGCGGCGCAGATAAAGCTCCACGCGATGCCACGCCGGGTTCGTCGTGAAGGCGTAGCCGGTCTGGTTCCCTTCGTCGTCGAACAGGCGGCAGCGCAGCGCTCGCCACAGGCCGATGGGCGCAAGGTCGGTCCACTGCGACGGATCGTTCTGGTGCGTATTCGTCTGGTTCTCGATGGGTTGTTTGCGCATCAGCCCGTAATAGGCCATGCGGGAGAAATGGAGCGGCTGAATTGCAGACGGGAAAAGAGACCACAGCGCGTCCACGCCCTGGTCGGGTCCATAGCTGCCTGGCGTCAAGCCTGAGCCTATGATCGAGTCGGCGCCACGATGGAAGTTGAATACAATGCGCTGCCGCGCGTTATCCAGGCAGTCGTACCAGTTCCAGCCCTTCCAGTTGCTTGTGATGGTTGTGTCCCCGTTCCAGATCAGCGTGTCGTTGGTCCATAGCTCCATCGGGCCGTCCCACTCGCCGTCGCCCAGTATCCAGTAGCCGACGCGTGTGTAGTCGAGAGCGGAATCGCCCGTGGTGAGCGGCTCGCCAAGCTGGTAGTAACCTTTCCGCAGGCCCGTCGCCCATACATAGCCAAACGCCAGGGGCAGCGGCACTCCCTCGGTTTGGTCCGCGCTGCTGCTGGGCGTGATTGGGGCGTTGAAGAACATCTATATCTTCCTCCGCCGGTTGATCACGTTGCTGGCCGTGTTGGCCACGGCCTCGCCATAATTCTTCTCGTAATTGTTCAAAATGACGAAAATCCGCTCGACCACCTGGCACGTCTGGAAGCTGTAATTGCATTCGACGCCGGACGTCGCGCCACAGCGGCGCCCGCCATATTGCAGTTGGCACGTCTCGCAGAGGATCTTGTCTGGCGTGTCGAGCTGCGAGGGATTGATGCACGGTTGGCCCTTCAGCTTCACCGTGTCTACGCCGACGCTCTGCACGGTCAGCGTGCCATGCACCTCAAGCCACGCTGCCTGCGCATCCGCCTGCCATAGGCGGTAAACGAACATTGCGCCTTCCAGCGCCGAGCGCCGAGCGATCTTCTCGAAGTCGCGGCTCAGCGTATCGCCGCTCAGGTTCTGGATCACGAACGATCCGACGTCGGTCTGCAAGCTGCGATGAAACGTGAACCCCGGCACTTCCACAAGCCACGGGCTATAAGGCCCCGAGCCATAAGCGTTCAGGCCCGGATAGCCCCAGCCCGAGATGTCGCCCGGCATGGTGTAGTACACAGCCAGCCCAATAAATTGGCAGTTGAAGTTCGCGGCCCCAATCGCGTCGCCGCCATTCAGATCCGCCGATATCCGAAAGGCAAGCGTGGACCAATCCGGCGAAGTCCCCAGGCTTGTGCCGTTGAGTTGCTGCACCGGTCCGTTGACAGCATTTGGTCCGCCAGGGAAGTCCGAATGGGTCAGTGCCCCGCCCGCGATAACAACCCCGTAGATAGCCTGGATCGACGCGCCGCCTGGCATTGGCGGCAGCGCGAAGCCGCTCCACTGGCAGGTGTACACTCCGCCGCCCACGCCACCGCCGCTCGTGTTTACCACACTCGTATTGGTTCGTCCGTCCGCGCTAAATACCGATGCGGGCGCGGCTGAACTGCCCCATGTCGGCCCAGCCTCTACTATCGAGGTAAGCGTCGTGGGAAATGCCCATGCGATGCTCTGGCCAGCGCCCAAAGCCACCGGAGGCGCTGCATACGCGGGAATGGCGCCGGTGAGCACGACTGGCGCATTGCTGGGCCGGTCACTCCAGTAATAGAGGTTGCCGTTGACATCTTGCACGTCCAGCAGATTCACAGGCGCAATGCCCGTGCGCGCGCCGCCAACGGCCTTCAGACTTGGAGGATAAGGGATCATCTCATTACCTCCAGCGCGTACCAGCTCACCTTGTATCCAGTGGCCGCTTCGTCTTTCGTGTTGTCTACAGTCACTTGCACGCGATGGATATCGAGCGGCATCGACTGCTGCGTAAGCACGATCTGCGGCCCAAGATCCTCAGCGGCATAAAGATTCAGCGTCTCCAGCAGCACGCCGTCGATATACACGTCGCATTTGCCGAACTCTGGTCCCTGGCACATAAAGAGCCGGAACCCGTAGCCGCGGTACTCATAACAGGCCCAGTCGCCGGCGGCCGTGCCGATATTGTCCATGGTCACGTAATTCAGCGTGGCTGCCGCGTTGGCTGTCTGTAACTGCGCCAAGCCGTAGCTCGGCGTGATGCCCGAAAGGAATGTGCCTATCGAAGCCGTGCGCGCGGCCTGCGCCCACAGGTTCGTTGGGCTGTTCGTCGCCAGCTTCTGATCGCCCTGGTCGTTATTCACCAGGAACACAATCGCATCGTGCGTCCAGTCGCCTGGATACTCGGCCATGTTCTGCTCCGGAAGCTCTTCGAAGGTGACATTCTGCACGGTCCACATGCCGTTGCCCAGCTCCACAGGGGTCACTTCCGATGTGAAGCGGCCCACATATTGGCGGCCTCCGCCGTCCCAGTCCACGATGGTGAAGAAGCCGTCCTCGTACTGCTCGCCGTACCACTTCAACCGCTGCACGCAGGCATAGGTGCGCGTCATCCAGCTCAGGCTGAAGGTGTGCCCGGTGTTCTGCGTTTCGCGCGTCCAGGGTGTGCCGCCCACGGCTTTCTTGTTGAGCTTCGTGTTCGGCCGCTTGCGGCTGAAGTCGTAGTCCGGAGTCATCGAATCCTCAATGTCTTCGGTCCAATTCGTCGTCGGGTTCAGGATGTCGGATGCAGGCATTACAGGCCGCCCCCTGAGTTCTCCGCGTAGCTGTTGTTCAGCGCGCCGCGAATAATGTGCTTGTTTTTGTCCATAAAGTCGGCCACACCCTTGGCGTCGATCGCGTGAACGTGCAGATGCACGTCGCCCATGGAGGGCCGCTCCGCCGGCGCTGAGCCACTGTTGCCTTGCGTCACAGCTCGCACCATCGCCGCGTTGTCAACCCCGCTGAAGATGCGCTCGCCGGCGTGATTGATGTTCAGTCCCGTCTGCTCAACGTAAGGCGTGCCGGATGCGTAGGAAGCGCCCGACGCTGTATATAGGCTGCGCCCGGCCTTCTCTTCGCTGCTGAATTTGGCCATGGCCTGCATCAGCTCCGTCTTGATGGTGTCGTTCCAGTAGTGCTCGGCTTCCACGCCCATCTTCTTGGTCGCGGCCCAGCTTGGGCCAATCATCTGCTGCACGTCGCTGTAGGCGTCCATATAGCTCATGCTGCCCTGGCCGTATGCGTCCTGGTCGCTGGTGATGCGCGGTCGAATTTCCTTCAGGTCGTAAACGCGCGCCTGCTCTTTCTCGCCCTTGATCGCGAGGCCAACCCCAATGGCAGCACCGATGGCAGCGCCTACCGGGCCTCCGAACTCCATGCCAATCTGCGCGCCCTTTTCCGCTCCGCCCAGCATTCCGCCGCCGCCGTGGCCCTGAGACTGCGAGAACAAGCCAATGCCAGCCTGCCCAGCGCCGATCATGCCATCCGCGCCGCCCGCGGCAACGTTGGCGCCAACGCCTCCAGACTTCGCCGCGCTGAATGTACCGTCCTTGCCGAAGATGCCTTGCATCGGAAAGCTTGTGGTATCGAGATCGCCGCCCGACGTGGATCCCGCGCCGGCCGCGCCACTCATTCCCCATGGCGCGCTTGATGTTGTGGTGTCCCCCCAGTTACTTCCCTCTGCATCGCTCGACGGCCCAGATCCCGCGCCGGCCGCGCCACCAGGCTTCTTGCCGAAGTACCCGGCCATCTGTTTGCCGAAGCCCATGGCCTGCTGGCCAAAGCCCATCAAGGCGCTCGCGGATCCTCCGCGCGAAGACACAGCGCCTGTGGATCCTGTGCTGAAGCTCGATCCATGTCCCGGCTCGGCTGTTGCTCCGCCGCTGAAGCCTCCGGACACGCCCGTCGTGCCGCTGGCCATCATGCCTGTGCCACCGCCAGCGCTGAAAGCGCCCGCCCCTCCACTCGATGCGGGCCATGCGCCGCCCGACGTTGATCCGGAGCCGAGCGCCGATCCGCCGCCGCTGAAGTACGCACTGCCGACTTGGATGGTGGCCTGCGCCACGCTGAACGCGCCTTGCGTCATAGCGTGCGCGCCGGCCGTGCCGGCCGCATCCTTTTTCTTGCCGCCGAACAAAACGCCCAACAGGCCGGCACCAGTGCCCGCTTCCTCGATGGATTGCGGCCTCGCTGTACCAGGATGCTTTTGCTGGACATGCTGCACCAGCCTGGCTGCCATATCGCCCAGTACCTTATTGCCCTGCTCTTCGAGGTATTTGGTCGGGTGCTCCATCCCTTTGAATAGCGAATCGAATTCACCGGCCATCTTCTTGCGCGCTTCGGTGGCTGCCGCAACGCGCTCAGCATTGGCTTCTTCCTCGGCGGCTGTGACGCGCCGCTGATAATCGTCGAAGCCAATCTCTTGCGCCTGTAACTCCGCGAGATACTTCGTTTTGCGCGCCTCAAGTTCGACCTGGATCGCCGCCGTCTTGTTTTTCTCCGCGTCGAACCACTTTGTGCGGGCCTGCGCCTCGATCGCTTCGGTCTCTTGTGTGTTCCTGCGGGCCAACTCCCCGGCTTGCCCGGCCGCGCCGGCGTTGATGCCCGCTTCGCCGCGCGCCAGATCATTGGGATCGTAGCCGTTCTTCGCGAACTCCGCCTTCAACTCGGCAATCTTGGTCTGCGCATCGGCGGCGATGCGCGCAAACCCCTGCAGCTCGCGGTTCGCACTGGTACTCACAATCTCATCCACGCGCGCCTTGAAGCTGTTGTTCAACTCGCCGATCTGCCGGGCGGTCTCGCGGTTCACTGCATCGATCTCGGCCAGCCGCGCGCCTGGATCGTCCGTGGGCTTGGCGTAGATATCGGCAATCTTATTGCGCCCTTCCTGCCTTGCACGGTCCACGCCGCTCAAGCCCGCGAGCTGCGTTGCCTCGCGCATCTCGCGTACTTTGTCGTTCTCCGCCTGCAGGCGCTTCATCTCTTCGCCGTGGAACTTGGCGTGGACATCGTCCACAGCCTGGTCTGTATCGAGGTGTCGGCGCTTCAGATCCTCGATCGCGGCCGATTCCTGCTGATGGTAGAGCGCGCTGCCGCTCAGCCTTGATTCAATTGCTTGTTCGTGAATGCGGCGCAGCTCGTCGGCTTTGGTCTTTTCGTCGGCGCCGCTCGCATCCGCGCGGGCCTTGGCCGCTTCAGACCCTGCGAGATAATCCTCCGAAGACTGCGAAGAGCGGAGGTAGTTAAAAAGACCAGCTCTGCCGCCTCTCGGCGCAACAGCGTTGCCCAGCTTGCCTTCTTGTTCGTCGCTGAATCTCGCATTCTCCGCGTTGATTTCCAGGCGTTTTTGCCACTCCGCCGTAATTTCCTGCTCTTTGCCGAGCTGCCAATCGTAGGTGTGGTGGACCTCGATAGCCTGCAGCCGCTCTTCGTGCATTTGCGTGCGCTTGGCGTCATTAAGCCTGTCGAGATCACGCTGAGCCTCCATTGCATTGGCCTGGGCATTATGCGCCCACCAACTGTCGTGAAGCGACGCCAACATGTTTCCGGCCGGGTTTATCAACCCCAAAGGCGAATTGAGATCGTTTTGCTTCTTCTTATTCAATTGGTCGACTTCAGCTTGGTAAAAATGCAGCGCCGCCGTGGCCTGGTCGATCCTGAGCCGCGTCGTCTCGATCGAGCGCGTATTCCCAAAGTCCTCTTTTGCCGACTTGGCAATCTCCGCGTTGTAATCCTCCACAGCCTGATTGACATTCAGCACGTTATGCCAAAGCGCTTGAGCCCCGCGGACCAATGCTTCGAAGACATGACCGCCGATCTCGATCGCGCCCATCGCGATCAATCCGGTACCGATGCCGCGAATCGCCCCGCTCAATAAAGCGCTTTGCGAGATCGCTTTCTCCATCGCCCTTGGAATGTGGATCCCGAAGTCGTCACGCAGCAAGCGCACATTATCGAGCGAGCTGAGCGAATGCTTGCCGATGCGGTCCATCCCTTCGGCAACCTTCGCGCCCGTCGTCGCCCCGGCCGCGCCGAGCTGCTCGACATTCTTCGTCACCCCGGCCATCACCGGCCCAGAGTTGGAATCGGTGACGGTGACGACGATGTTTACCGCGCTCGACTCTACGCCCATGCTCTATGCCCTCTTTTGCCGAAACTTTGCGCCGCATCCAGGGCACTCGCGCCCGAACCGGTTATGCTGGCGCTGCCCGCACGCGCTGCACGCCGGGTGATTGCCTTCAAACGTTTTCCGCGCGCGATGAAGCGCGACCAGGCCGGCAGCCTCAAAGGCGGTGAGCTGGTTCGCGCCGATGCGTATGCCTGCCCGCTGCATGGCGTCGAGATGGAGCAGATGCTCCGCGAACCGGTAATAGCCATAAGCCAGCAGCTCAGCGGGGAGCGTTCGCTCAAGCCGGGCGCGCGTGGCCTCGTTGGCCTGCGCTCCGGCGCGGTCGATGTTGGCGCGCGCAAAGTCGCGCTCGAAGATTTCTTCAAGCGCCATGCGCACGCCCTCTGTGTCTTTCCAGACATCAATCGCCATCCTCGTCAACCTTCACCGACGCCGGCGCAAACAGCGCGTCCGCCGCGCCAACCTTGTGATATGCGTCCATGAACTCGATGACCTGGTCGCGATCCGGAGCGGCGCCGTCCACGGTGTAGCCTTCAACACTCACGATCAGCTCGTCGTAAAGCCCCACGAGCGTGGCTTGCGCGCCCAGCCAAATCGTCTTGCCGTTGCGGCTGCCGCCCACCACGCGGCTGCGCGTGCTGTCGCGCGATATACGGCGCTGCTGCTCGACGCTTGGCACCCTGAAGTTATGCCGCAGGCCGGTGAATTTCCGCATCTTCCCGCTTGCATCCGCGGACCACACCGCGTCGAGATATACGCTCTCCTGGCCCAGCGCGATCGCTTCATCGTCGCTTGGGTCGGAAGGGCGCACATCTATCAGTGTGTTGGCCACGGCCAGCCTGTGGCCCAGCGGCAGCATGTCCTTCCAGCCGTCGACCTGCGCAATATTCGTCTTGCCATTGGGCAATGCGTAGCCCTCGGCCGTAGTGAGCGTGGCGTACAGCAGCTCAAGCCGCGCCGAGCTGGACTCGAAACTGTCCACGCGCTTGCCGTTGACATTCTCGCTGGTGGATTGAATACCTTCAAAATAGCGCAGCCACACCTTGGCCGGGATCCGCGCGATGGTGAGCGAGTAATTTTTGCCGCGATCCTCGATCGTGATGATGCGCGGCGCTTTCAGCTCAATTGCAGACATGGGTCCTCTTTTCGTTTGTCGGTTGGGATTTTCGATACGCGGTGCAGGGCTGAGGACCCTTTGAAGATTGAACGCTCAGGCAGCCGTGAGAGCGTTCGAGCCGCGCGTGGCGCGGATGCTACAGGATATTCGAATGCGGGCCGGATGATCTTCTATCCGGCCCGCGTGTTGGTTGGGACTTTGGGACTTGCAACTATTAGCCTTCGACCGACCTTTAGCCTTATATTTCGAACGGGCAATCGGTTTACCGTCCAGCCTGTCCTCTCCAGCGTTCGTTTCCTACTCATCCCCATTTGCGTTGGTGGAATTTCGTTAAGCTTCGGCGGTCAGGTACGCAGCAACCGCGTTGGTAACACCCACTGTGATGGGCGGCGTGGTGCCGCTGGCGTCGAAGCAGGAAGATTCGTCGCCCTCGATCTGCCACACGATCATGTCGCCATCCAGTCCCATCTTGGTGGCCTTGGAGTGCATGTGTGGGATTGAGACCGTGAGCTGCGCGGCCGATCCAGAGTTGACGGTCAACTCGTAATCGCACTCGGTATCGTTCTCGAACAATGTGTAGGTGTCATCCGTGTCCTTGGCTGCAATCGTCGTGGAGATGCTGAACTTGGGATTGCCCTTGCGCACAAAGATGCCATACAGTCCGCCGCCCGGCGCCTTGTGGATCTGAAGCTGATTCTGGAACTTCAGCGTAGTGCTCATGTGCCGTCCAAGGAAGCTGGCAGTCTCGCCCACCGGGCCAAACATCAGGCTCGCATCCGAGCCCAAAATGTAGCTCTCCGCGCCCAGCGCGGGCAGTGAACCGATCGCGCCCAGCGTCTGGCGGCCTGTGCCCTTCATGCTCATCTCGGCCATAATCGCGCCGATCTCGCTGATGGTCAGGGTCACTTCATCGATGCACATATCGGGCACCGTGCGCTCCACAGCCTCGGTGTCCTGCACGTAGATCGTCGTCGGCACCGCGGTGCGCGTGGTCTCGTCGAAGTCGAAGGTGTGCGTGTAGGGCGACGCGTCTCCAGTCACAGTGTCGGTGCCCATCAGGAATGCGAACAGATAGCCTGCCAGCCAGGGCGAGAGTTCGGCTTTGAATCCACTGAAGGCGGTGTCCCAGCTCGTTACCTGGCCGTTGGTGGCAAATGCGGTGCCTTTTCCCGCATAGGCCAGGTCGCTGCGCCGCGTCTGCGTAAGCTCCAGGCCCGCCGCGCCGTCGAAGCGCTGCCGCTGGGTAAGGTAGCCGCCGGTGAGCGCGGTATTCCACGCGGACTGCGAGGCCGCGCTCAGTACCAGATTCCGTGCCGATTTCCATTGCGAAAGAAAATTGCTGGGCATCACTTCACCTCGTTTGCGGTTTCAGTTGCGGGTTGCGCCGGCGCGTCCGTGTGGCTCGCCGTGGGATAGTTTGCGCGCGAAGGCGCGGGCTTCGCCGGCTTCAGGGCGGCCACGTCCGGCGCGAGCATCAGGATCGGCTGGCCCTGGCACACTTTGAGCGAAAGCACCCTGGCCCACTCGCTGGTGAGCACGCGGGTTGGAGTGGCGCTGAAGACATAAGAGAAATGGCCGTTCGAGATCCGGACGACTCCGGACTCGCCCGCGAGGGCCGCGCCCGCTGGGCTAAGCTGCACCTGCACAAAATCGGAAGGCGGCGTCATACATTTCCCCCGTTCGGCCCGTTATACTGCGCAATGCCGTTCACCAGCACTGTGATGGCAAAGGCCTGGTCGACCGGCCCTCCGCGATCCTGCACCTTGGAGACGGCCGTAAGTGTGAGCGGCATACTGAAGGTGCCGTCGCTGAGCGCCAGGCGCGCCCCGGCAAGCTGATTCACCGCCGCCTGCACCAACAGGAGCGTGCGGTAGCGTTCGCTGGCCTTCGACTTCAAACTCTCCACAAAGCAGATCACATCGAATGGCATCCCAGCTTCGTAGGTCAGGCGCTGATTGTCGCGCAGCGGGTTATATTCGCAGCCGCCGAACTCAACGCGCATGGCGGGCGACTTCAGCGCCAGCATTCCGTTCTCGTCGAAGTCTTTGCCGCCCAGCGCGTCGATGTCGATCCCGGCGGCGGGCGGAGGGTCAACAGGATGCAGCGCCAAATTATAGGCGGCCGGCATAGTGGAGTTGAGCAGCGCGATCAACGCAGACTCCACCTGGGTAACCATGAACTGTGAAGGCGCGCCCATCAGTTGCCCCCCAGTCCGGCCGCTTCAGAGCTGCGGCGAATGTAGCTCAAGACCAGGCCGCGAATGCGGCTGCGATCTTCCGGCCGGAACACAAGATAAGGCCGCGCCGGAATGTTCTGGTGGCGCTGGTGGGCGCTCACGCTGACTACCTTCTGATTGCGCGGGCCAAGGATAAGCCGCTGCCGGCCGCGCAGAATGCCTTTACCCAGCGAAGCCTGGTTCCAGGTGCGGTTGTGCTGCTTTACGCTCCTCGTGGCCGCGTCCTGCCAGATAGTGCGCGGGCCTTCGCCCATCGCCCCGCGATCGCGCGAGCCGAACTGATGCACGGCGGCGTACACAAGGTTTGTGCCAATGGTGACCTGGCCAGGTCCCGCTTCGGAGTGGATGGAGTTGAAGAGCCGGCCTGTGCGCCCAATCAGCAGCTTGTGCCTAGCGCCGTAGAATTTCGGGTCGCTGCGGATTGTCGATGGCGCGAGTGGCCTCCATGATCCGGCCGGAGAGCCTTTGCCGCGAAACGTGCGCGCGACCGAACCCATCATATAAAGGCCGATGGAGCGCATCAGTGGCTCGTCACCGCCGAGCGACAAGCGCAGCTTGCCCAACCCCACGCGGAGGTTGCTGTCGTCGATCTTGATGACATCCACGGCCATGGCTTAAACAAACCCTTCCAGATTGCGGTCGCTGAAGGCCAGATGCCGATCCTTCCGGCTGATGGTGGGGCCGCCCAGCGATGTCTGCGGCGTATCGCCCGATGGCTGGTCGAGCGATGCCCTGGCAGCGCCCACATCTTTCAAGAACGAAATGGCCTGATTAAACCGCGCCAGCACTGTCTCGCCCACATTGGTTTCGCGGCGCCGGCTGAAGAGTAGATACACGGCGATGTCGAGCGTGAGGCCTACCACGTCGTCGCTGGTTTGCAACGGCGTGGCATAGCGGTTGCGGCAGTAGCTGTCCACGCGGCCCGATGCTTCTTCAAGCGCGGCCGCAACGGTGGCCGTGTTGATATCGCCAGTGTCGGCGTCGTCCGTCAGATCGATCAGATCCTGATTGGTCAGGCGGAGAGGCGTCAACTGTGCTTGGGTCGCGTAGGCCATGGACACCCGGTGAAACAGTGAAGAAGTGAATAAGTGAAAAGGTGAACGGCGAAGCCCTACTTGACGGGCAGGACAACCTTGGACTTGAGCAGCGGCGCGGCGTGCTCGTCGCTGAGCAGTACGGTTTCGCCGCGGCGGAAGAGCTTGCCCGCCTTGGGTGTGTCGGCGTCGCTGTGGTGCAGGTTGGAGAGCACCATATATTTGCCCTTCGTTGGCTTGGTTGCGGTTGCGGTTCCGGTTGCCATCGTTTCTCTCCCTGGTGTGGATTTCTAAAGAAGGGGCGCGCCGGTTAAGAACGCGCCCCCGGTTGGTTCATCGTGTTGCTATGGTTTAGCCCTCGATGTCGCCAGGGATGGTACCCATGGTGAAGTTCGCGCTGGAGACGGCGGCAAGGATCGGGATGCCGGTTTCCTGCGCGGTGACTTCGAGCCCGTAGTACCAATCCACCGACTGCACATACGTCTTGGTGTCGAGATCCGGATCAAGGAATTCCAGCACTCCGTAGCCGTCGATGGTTCCCGGAGGTCCAGGCATCCCAGATCCCGCATCGCCCGCGCCAGGCCCCTTGCCGCCGGCCCACACAAACGTCTTGCCGCAGCTCACATCCTCGCGATCCGAGGTCGGCTTGCTGTAGCCCAGAAACGCGCTGTAGCCCCAAATCCACGAGGCCACGTTGTCTTGATTCATGGTGAGGGCGCTGGCCAGTACGCACTTGACGCCGAAAGCGGAGGTCAACTGCGCCAGGCTGATATTGCCGGCGGCGTTGGTGTACTTGAACCGCTCGACGATGTCGGGATGGTTGATGAGCGCCTGGTAAACCGGATCGCTCAAAATCAGCACCATCTCGGTATCCTGCACCGCCGCCTGGCGAAGGATGGCCTTGTAGGTACCCACTGCCACGATGGGATGCGAGGTGACAGTGGCTTCGGTGTCATCAGCCGGCGTGGTCAGATAGCTGTCCCACTGCGCGCCGCCGCTGAGCGTAACGCCATTGGGGAAGTTCGATGTGGAGAGCGCCATGGTGGCGATCTCCGACTCCCGCGCTCTCCGTATGCGGCCGATCAGATCGCCGGTCAAGTGCTGCTTTGTGCTGAAGCCAAGGCCCAGGCCGTAAGCCTCGGACTCGAACGGCACCTTGCCCTTGAGCGCGTGCGACCGGCAGAAGTAAGTGCTGGTCGAGTAGGACCGGCGAATCTCGGTTGCGTGGCCGCCCGGAGCGCGAAGCGTGGATCCGGGGACGCGCAGGTTGTCGCGGTTCCAGATCAGGTACTGATAGCTCTGGCGATCCACCGGAACCTTCGGAAAGATGAGGTCGCCCACCAGCGGCACGCTATCATCGGCGAATTCCTTCGCATAGTTGGCAAGCGCCACATTCAACGCACCCGCCGGCATAAGGCCTACATAACCGCCCATCGCTTCTTCCTCCTGTCCGCCTCAGGCGGAGTGAATTCGTGCAAATCGAAAACCGTCAAGCCGCCGCTTACGAGATGGCAGCGGGCGTGGGGCCGGTGAGCGAAACCTGATTCCAGGTGCCGTTCACCGCCTCAAGCAGAATGCCGTCGCCGATCGCGGCGTAGGTCACAATGTGATGTACTCCATTGATGCCAGAGGCCGGCGTGGTCACCGTATGCGCATGAGCCGTAGCCGCGGTGATAAAGAGCTTCGTCCCGTCCTGCGCAGGGGTGCTGGGCGCGGCCAGGGTCATCGCAAGGGCAGCGGCGCCATTGATGGCAGCCGTGCCGGAAGCCACGGGAATCGCGCCCGCGGCGGTGTAGTAAGTGACCGGGTCGCCCTCCAGTGTGAGCGCGGAGCCGAAAAGGCCCAACACAAACACGTTGGCGAAGCTGCCCGGCGAAACATAAGTCTGCGGCTCCAGCGCCACGGCGACCACTGGCTGGCCCGGCTGCGCCGGCACAAGCTGCCCGGCTGCATTGGTTGTGAGCAATTGCAGCGAGGTGACGGTCGCGCCGACCCGCGCAACCCGGACTTCAAGTACGAAGACATCTGCGGCCAGGAGTGCAGCCACAAGCGCCTGAGCCGCTGGCTCGATACACTCAACAGCTACTTAACCGCACCAGTAGAAAGCGTGGCCGCA